AAGCACCTAACAGAAGTCAGGCGCTTACTAAAATAACTAACTGAATTATATCACAAAAAGAAAGGAAAATCCATGCCTAAAATAGAAATTACTTATAAGCCAGTAGGGATAAATGAAAAAGCAACTCATGGCGATTATGAGCATCTTTGTCAAATGTGGGAGGGGTTGACAGTTGCAACTCTCAAAACATGGGCGAAAGAAATGCGCGATCATCCAGACTTTAAACAATTTATTGACAATCCAACACACAAGTTAGTGTTTATCAATTATGAAGGCTTCCGACTGTTTGTTAAATGGAAAAGCAGAAATCGTTATCGATCTAAAAAAGAAACATTATCAGAAATGTTGGAAAACTTGAAAAAAGAAAAACAATTCGGAGTTTTAACATGAAGTTATTAGACAAACTTACAAAATGGTTTTTTAACACAACCAAAATTGAAGTCAACACAGATTGGCGATTGGTTGCATTGGATTTGAACCGTGAATTGATTGAATCACGAGAAGAAAATCAAATCTTATATCAGCGCATAGCTGACCTAGAAAAACTACTAGAGGTATAGAGAATGACAGAACCAACTTTGGCAAGCCAATTTTTAGGACTTATAACAATTATCACTTGCTTGTTCATTATTTTGCTACTGATTGCAAGTAGTGAACAGAAAGCAAAAGCGAAAAAGAAAGCACAAGAAGAACATGACAAGATGATTATTGATGTCTATCAGCAAGGTAGAAACCAATTCAATAATATTGCACGCATGAACATTCGTAACTGTGACCGTAAGTTCACTTACGATACACAAAAACCAGAGGGGCTACGTGAAGAATTGCTCGCCCTACCATATCCAAAGGGGTGATTGCATGAACCTATATATCTGGAAGTGTGGATGTCGTGATTGTGGGAACACATTCGAGTATGTCGATAGCTACCCAATCACTGAATGTCCTAAGTGTGGGAGCGTGGATCTAAAGAATGAATTTGAAGGTGAAGCATACGATTAGAAGGAGAAATAACATGGCAACATTATACGAACTAACTGGACAATTCCTTGATATCTACAACTTAGAATTAGATGAAGAAACTAAACTAGATACGCTTGATAGTATTGACTGGCAAAATGACTATGAAGAAAAAGTCGAAAATTATATCAAGGTTATCAAAAACATTGAATCAGATGTTGAAGCACGAAAAGCAGAAATCAAGCGCTTGACTGAATTAAACAAGGCTGATGAAAAGAAGAAAGATCACTTGAAAGAAACACTTTCTACAAGCATGGCTCTAACTGGCCATGAACGAGTGGATACACCACTTTTTAAAGTGTCATTCCGTAAGTCTCAAGCGGTTGAAGTGGATGAAACAGTCTTACCTGAAAGTTACAAGGTAGCAACTTGGAAACCAGATAAAAAACGCTTGAAAGAAGATTTGAAGAATGGTCTTGAAATTATCGGTGCAACTCTAGTAGAAAGGAAGAATTTAAGTATACGATGAAAATCACTAAAGCAACAGAAATTACAAATAATGATGCCTGTTACCTAATTTATGGTAATCCAGGCTTTGGGAAAACAACAGCGATTTCATTCATTCCAGGGAAGACATTAGTTATCAATATTGATAAGTCAGCAAAGGTCTTAGCAGGTAATAAAAATATTGATATCGCAGATGTTGACACACATAAGATTTGGGATGAATGGTTATCAGTGGTTAAAGAACTACTGAATGGAGCAGGGAAACCATACGACACAATCGTGGTTGATAATGTTTCTGAATTATTCAGAGCATGCCTTGCCAATCTTGGACGAGATGGAAAAAACCATCGAGTACCAACACAAGCAGATTACCAAAGAGTTGACTTCACTATTTTAGATAGTTTACGAGCGCTACTGCAGTTAAATAAACGGATTGTATTCACTGCATGGGAAACATCAGATCAATGGTCAGACGAGAATGGCATGATTTACAACAGGGCCATGCCAGACATTCGGAGCAAAATCCTGAATAACTTTCTTGGTTTGACCGATGTGGTTGCTCGTCTAGTTAAGAAGACAACAGATGACGGTGAGGAAGTTCGTGGGTTTATCCTACAACCTTCTGCAAGCGTATATGCTAAGAACCGTTTGGACGATAGAAAGGGGTGTAAGGTAGATGAGCTTTTCGCTCAGGGATTACCAGAAGGAACTGATAATTGATATTATCAAATCCATGAAGACAGGCAATCGTAAAATCATGGTACAGTCACCACCACGTTCAGGGAAAACAGTCGTGATGTCTTTCATCGCTAAAAATGCAACTGATAAAAATAAAAAGGTTCTATTTTTTAGCCATAGAAAAGAAATCAATGAGCAAGTCCACGAAACATTTATTCGTGGAGGAGTGAATCTAGACAACGTTATTATTGGAACGGTTGGAAGTATTGTACGTAGATTGAATAAACTGCCTGAGGCAGATGTAATCCTTGTAGATGAAGCTCACCACATCAAAGCAAAACAATATCAGACAATCTTAAATCACTTCACAAATGCAACTCAATTATTCTTTACAGGAACTCCAATCCGATTAGATGGCTCTGGGTTTCATGATCTAGCAGATGATTTAGTCGTAGGAAAGTCAATTCGTTGGTTACAAGAGCATGGAAATATATCTGAGTTTGATTACTATTCAGTAAACTTACTGGATATGGCTAAACTTAAAAAACGTTCTGGAGAATTTACTAACCACTCAGTCGATGAAGCACTTGATTTCAAAACAGAATATGGTGATTATATCGACCACTACGAACGATTAGCAAAAGGAAAACAAGCTATCGTATACACCCATAGCGTAGAATACGCTGAGAGGGTTTCTAAGCGATTTTCTGAGCATGGCTATCAATCAGGTGTAGTTAGTGGAAAAACCTCACAGAGCGAACGTGAGATCCTTATGCAAGCATTTAGAGAGGGAGAGTTAACTATTATGGTTAATGTCAATCTTTTTACAGAAGGTATTGACTTACCAAACGTAGATGTTTGTATCATGTTACGACCAACTGCATCACTTTCCTTATATCTTCAATTTGCTATGAGAGCATTAAATCCAAGAGAAGGCAAACGTGCGATTTTAATTGATCACGTAGGTAACCATATTAGACACGGATTACCAAACGATGATAGAGATTGGACACTTGACGGAACGAAGAAAACAAAGAAGACATCTGAGAGATCAACAGTAACTTGTGAGGAGTGCTTCGCAACGTTTTGGAGAGACCAACTAGAAGATGGTTGTTGTCCTTATTGTAACGCAGAAGTGGTTAAGAAGAAAACGATTGAGGATATTGAACGTGAGAAATCAGATGTTCAATTAGAAAAAATCAATCAAGGAATGGAATTTATTACCATTCAAGGTGAAAAAATAGAGGTCAGAAAAGAAGAAGCGATTGTGTATCGTCGTGTAATGACCTATGGAAAAAGATACACAAAATGTAAGAACTTATCGGAGCTTAAAGCGTTCCGTATACTCAATGGCTACAAACCAGGTTGGATGTGGCACAAGCAAAAAGAATTAAATTTATGGAGATAATAAACATGGCACTTTTTTCAGTAAATTATGAAGCAGCAGAACAATTTTCATCTATCGAAGACGGAACATATGAAGTAGTTGTAGTTCAAGCGGAACAATCAGCAAGTCAAAGTGGAACAGATTACTTAGATATTCGCTTAAAAATCCGTGACGACTTCCAACAAAAATTCCGTAACAACCTCATCTTTGATAAGGTATGGATCAATAAGCAAACCCTTCAATATCCAGAGTGGGCTTTGCAACGATACGCTAAAGCAATTAAAATCCCAGAAGGTGTTGAAGTAAATACAATTGAACAATTCTTGGGTCTTATCATTGGTAAAACACTTAAAGTGACTGTGAAAAATGAACAGTCAGAATATAACGGTAAGACCTATGATAACTTGAATATCAAGAAAATGGAACAATCTGAATTACCAGCTTACTCTGGAACGGTATCATCTGAACCAGCGCAAACTAAAAATGATGATGATTTAGATTTGCCATTCTAAGCTTATGGTTGGGATGGTAGATTATGCCCTTCATTATCAAAAACTAGGTTTCTCAGTCATCCCAATCGATAAGAAAAGTAAACGTGCAATCACTAAATTCAAAGATAAAACATTTACTGAGGATGAAATCAAAAGATTTTGGCACGAGCAACCAGATGCAAATATTGCAGTAAGAACAACCGATTTCTTTGTGATTGATATTGATGTATCAGTCACAGAAAATGGTTATGAATCTTTAAAAGAGTGGGAGTTATCACAGTACATTCCTACTACCTTGACTGCTACAACCCCTAGTGGTGGAAAGCATATCTTTCTTAAAAAACCAAAAGGGGTTGAGTTAAGTCAAGATATTCGTGTGAAACCTGGTATTGATATCAAGGCAAATAAAAACAATTATGTATTAGTTGCACCAAGCAATAGTCCAAAAGGAAAATATGTTTGGGATAAAACAACAGATGTGATTGCTGAAGCACCACAAGAAATAGTTGTAATCCTACAAACATCCAAAAAAGCAAAAGAACCACTTAACTTCACAACCGATTACAGTCGAGGAGAATTTTCAAGCAAGACTGCAAAATTATTCGAGCAAGTTGTTTTTGGTTTAGGTGATAAGGGTGGTAGAAATAACGCTCTTGCCAGTTTTATTGGTGGTCTCTTAATGAGAGGGGTGGATGTAGATGCAGTTTATTTACTGGCAAAAATAGCAAATCACTATACTTCAGACAGCTTACCAATGGATGAAGTAGATCGAACATTTGAAAGTATGGTTAGAAAGGAGATGGATAGACGAGGTGGCAGTGAACATTGAAGCAGTGAAGCAAGAATACAAAAGTAAAGTCATACAACATCCAGCTTTTATTGAAAAAGCAAATGACTGGAGAGAAATTCGTTTAGCTTGTCGGAAATATCGAGAAAATTGGCTTGAAAGCGTGAAGTGGAACGAAACACAGTATGGTACACGAGAAGAAAACAAGAATGCACCTACCCGATTGACTGAGTTAGCAGTAGCACAAGGGATGGAACAGATTTTACACATCGTGAACCTACCAAATGAACGTGTAGCGATTTATGATCCAGACCACGGGTATTATCATAAAGACCCTAGCTTTGCTTATAAAATTATCCGATTACTAGAACCAAACTTTAGTGAAGCTAAGTCAAAAAACGTTCTGTTCATGCTTGCATCTACTCCAAGATTAAATCAACACGAAGGCTTTTCATGTGATTTTTCAATAGGTGCATATAAAGACCCTAAACGTTTTATCTTAGTTAAGAATGGCATCTATGACAAAAAAGAGAAAAAACTACAAGGTTTTACACATGAGTTTGTAGCATTCTCAACTATTGGTACTGAATACGACCACTTTGCAAAATCTCCTGTCATAGACGGGTGGGATATTGATAGTTGGTTACTTGACCTTATGAGTGGAGATGAAGAGCTTGTAGAACTCATTTGGCAAGTTATCTCAGCTAGTCTGAATGGAAATTACTCATATCGTAAATCAATCTGGTTTGTTGGTGAGGGAAATGACGGTAAGGGTACTGTCCAGCAACTCATAACCAATCTCGTTGGGATGAGAAATGTAGCCAGTCTGAAACTCAATCAATTCTCAGAGCGTTTTGCTCTATCGATGATTGAAGGTAAAACAGTGATCATCGGTGATGATGTGCAAGCTGGTATCTATGTAGATGAGTCTTCAAACTTTAACTCAGTCGTGACTGGTGAGCCAGTCTTGGTTGAAGAAAAAAATAAACAACCTTATACGACTGTTTTTAGAAAAACAGTTATCCAATCGACAAACGAATTACCACGATTTAAAAACAAGACAAACGGAACGTACAGACGGTTTGGAATTATACCTTTTAGAAAGTCGTTTTCAAGCAAGGAAGATAATTGGGCAATCAAAGATGATTATATCTATCGTGATGAAGTCTTAGAATATGTTTTAAAGAAAGCTCTTGAAATTTCATTCGATAGATTTATTGAACCCAAAGCATCACTCGAAGCCTTAGAGGATTTCAAAGAGTCAAACGATACGGTCAAGGCATTCGTCAATGAATGGTTTGACAAATTCCAATCCACGCGCCTCCCTTCGAGGTTTTTGTGGTGGTTGTATCAGGAATGGTGCAGAGATGAAGGAGTCACAAAATTAACAAAACGTAAATTTGAAACTCAATTAGCTAAAAACATTCCTGCTGGATGGGTTAAAAAGAAAATTAAACCTTTAGGTCAATTCATTCCCTCAGTGGATGTACCAAAACATTATACT